ATGCCCCGGAATTGGACCCAAGTCAGCAGAGCGTGCCCTCGGAGAAGTCGGCCGACCCATCGAAGAGCTGTGGAAGGCGGTTCTGGGCTGCTTCGCCGATGCAGGGCTACAACAAGAAGAAGCCCTGTGCCAAGCCCGTGTTGCACGAATCCTACGAAACGGTGAGTACGACTTCACCGAATCCAGGGTCCACCTGTGGATGCCCCCAGGACAATCAGCCGATGAACCGCGAACGACTGTTGGCGCTTCATGTTGAAATCTGCACTCGCGCTTATGAGTTGATGAAGCGCAAGAACGCGGATTACAGCGGCGGACACGACACGAAGAACCCGTTCCTGAACTTCACTCGTTGTGAGGCTATGGGCATTACGACAACGGAGCGCGGCTTCCTCGTCCGGTTGACGGACAAGATGAGCCGCCTGAGCACATTCTGCGATACTGGGAGTTTCCAAGTTGCCGACGAAAAACTCGAAGACACGGTCGAAGACATCATCAACTACAGCATCCTCTTCCTCGCCTTTGTCCGGTCTAACAACGGCGCACAACGACCCTGATATCCGCACTTGGGTTGAAGTGGCGGAAGCCTACAACGCCAAGCACGGGACCAATATCAGCTGTTGGGTGGCCATGCGGACAGCGGAGGAAGCGCTCGGTAAGTTGCAGAGAGCAGCCCGTAGGGGGGAGATTTAGATGACTATACGGAGCAGTCGATTTAGGGCTGATGATTCTGAGTTTCAGCCTGAAGTCCCGAAGGATCTTATCGACTACCTTCGGGAAATCATTCCCGACAAGCATCCGAGCATCTATACCCCAGACCGAGAGATTTGGTTTAACGCCGGTAAACGGGCTGTGGTTGACATGCTGGCTGCTTGGTACAAGCGTCAGAACGATCAAATTGAGGAGATTTGAAATGTGCATGCGTCCAAAGATGCCCCCCGCGCCCCCGCCGCCGCCTGAACTTCCCCCGGCTCCTCCGCCGCCGGCTCTCGGTTCGGTGGGCCAGGAAACCGGGCAGTACCGCCCCGGCCGCGCTCGTGGCGTCATGGATAGTTTGATTGACGCTACTCGGACTCGTGGTCGCCGAAGTCTGACCATTCCACGGAGCTAAAAATGCAGGGAACAGCAGCAAGCGAATACGCAAAGCTCGAAACGATCCGAAACCCCTATTTGGAGCGGGGCCGAGATTGTTCCAAGCTGACGCTTCCGCCGCTGCTCCCAGACGACGGGTCCACTACGGACAAGCGGTTTCCAACGCCGTACCAGTCCGTAGGCGCTCGGGGGGTGAACAACCTTTCCAGCGCTCTTCTGCTCTCACTACTGCCACCTAATGCACCGTTCTTTCGGTTGCTTGTGGACGAAACAGCTCTTCGCAAGATGCAGTCGGTGGACCCAAAAATCAAGGCTGAGATCGAAAAGTCGATGAGCCAGCGTGAGCGGATTGTCATGCGAGAAATCGAATCGCAGGCAATTCGCCCCGCCGTGTTTGAAGCCCTCAAGCACCTGATTGTGGCCGGCAACGTCGGCCTATACTTCCCCGTTGAGGGTGGACCTATGCGTGTCGTCCGTTTGGATCGATACGTCGTTAAGCGTTGCCCCTTGGGCTACGTCCGCAAGGTCATCATCAAGGAAACCGTGGCACCTTCAATGCTGCCGCCGGGTATTCCCCTTGAGAAGTCGGCGTTCGATGAGAACGTCGTGGATATGTACACCTGTATCCACTCAATCGACAAGAACAAGGTTGAGGTGTGGCAAGAGGTCAAGGGCCATATCGTCCCGGACTCCTATGCGGTTGTGGATGAGAACAAGTCGCCGTTCATTGCGCTCCGAATGATCCGCATCGACGGCGAAGACTACGGCCGCGGCTACGTTGAGCAATACCTCGGTGACCTCAAGAGCCTTGAGGCTCTCATGGAAGTCATCGTGCAGGGCTCCGCCGCGTCGGCCAAGGTTTTGTTCCTCGTCAACCCGAATGGAACTACCCGCCCAAGCGTCCTCGCCAAGGCTCCTAACGGAGCAATTCGAGAGGGCAACGCGGCCGACGTTACGGTGCTCCAGGTCAACAAGATGGCTGACTTCAGCGTCGCCCAGGCTACTGTGGCGACGATCACGGATCGCCTTTCGTATGCCTTCATGCTTACTGAGGCTTCCATTCGCAACGCGGAGCGTGTTACGGCGGAAGAGATTCGTCTTGTCACTCAGAGCATTGAACGGCAGCTCGGTGGCGTCTACAGCCTGCTTTCGCAGGAGTTCCAGTTGCCCCTCGTCAACAAGATGATGGAGCAGATGGAGCGGATGCGTAAGCTTCCGAAGCTCCCCCGTAAGTTTGTTACCCCCACGATCGTCACGGGCATTGAGGCGCTTGGTCGCGGCAACGACCTTCAGCGTCTTGACCTTTACCTCGCCGGCATCGGTCAGATGCTTGGCCCGGAAGCAATCCAGCAAACACTCAATATCCGCGAGTACATGAACCGTCGCGCTGCGGCTCTCGGTATCGAGACGGACGGTCTTATCAAGACCGAAGAAGAAATCGCAGCGGAACAGCAAGCGGCGGCTCAGCAGCAATACATGCAATCTCTTGGCCCAATCGCCATGCAAGAGGGCATCAAGGGCTACACTACGCTGAACGCTAAGCAGCCACAGCAATAAGGAAAAGCATGTCTACCGAACGAATCGAAATCCACGGCTCCGAAGCCACTCGCATCTCCGAACCGTCGGCTCGTCCTAGTGACGGATTTGCCGCTGGACAGATGGCTCCAAATCAGGCGGCTCAGCAGCCGGCGGCTCGTCCGCAATGGCTTCCTGAGAAGTTTCAGTCTCCGGAAGAACTTGCCCGCGCTTACAGCGAACTTGAGACGAAGTTTACAAAGGTAAACCAGACTCCTCCCCCCACCGACGCTGTGCCGCAGGAGCGGTTTAATTACTTCTCGCAGGAGTTCGCGCAGAACGGCACGCTGTCTGATCAGTCTTACGGCGAACTGGAGACGATGGGCATTCCTCGTGATGTCGTGGATGCTTACATTCACGGTCAGCAGGCGGTCGCTGAAGCCCAGGTTTCGAGCGTCTACTCCGCGGTTGGCGGTCCTGAGCAGTATCAGGCGATGACGGAGTGGGCGGCTGAGAACATTCCAGAAGCAGAGATCGATGCGTTCAACAACGCAATCGAATCGGGCGATCAGTCGATGATCATGTTTGCGATTCGTGGTCTGTCGGCTCAGTACGCGGCTTCTACGGGCTCTCCGCGCCTTGTGCAGGGCTCTACGAGCACTAACGGCACTTCGGCCTTCCGAAGCATTGCTGAGGTCACATCGGCAATGCGCGACCCGCGGTATCGCCGCGATCCGGCGTATCGCCAGGACGTCGAAAACAAGCTCCGCGTCTCTAACGTGTTCTAATGAAGAGCGCCTTCACAATTCTCTTACTTGGTGGATGCAATGCGGTCGAAAAGATCAGCGGCAACGCCAACGAGATACGTCAAGAGGCGCGTCTACTCGTTGACCACGGGCGGGGTGTTGGTGACGACTTCGTTGTCACGACCGCAAGTAAGATTGATCTGCTTGCGGCGGGCATACACGATCAACTCCCGAGCGTGGAGGCTCGTGTGCCGGAATGGCTTTCGACCATTCAATGGTCGTTGATCGCCTTTGTTTTACTCGCCGTCTGTTTCATCCTTTGGCAAACAGGAATCGGCCGAGCAATCAAGAGTGTTCTCGGGTGGATCCCAAAGAGTGTCGTTAATGACGCGGAATTGGCCGTATCCGTCCTAGACGAAAACCGTCCGGAGAGTGCACGAGAGTACTTTGCAGCCCGACGTGCCGATCCTGTGTTTAACGACGCCTTTAAGAAGGCTCGGGCTAAAGCAATCAAGAGAGGTAACAATGATCCTGGCTAGCGCTTCGTCTCTTCTTGGCTCAATTTGGTTCGCTCTGCTTCTCGGCGCACTTGGCGTCGGGGTCGGCGTGTGGCTTGCCAAGAGCAAGAAGATCTGAGTAACCCCCACAACAAACAAAGTAGCCGCCTAAAACGGACAGTTTAGGCGGCTACTGTCCTTTTAGGAATGCCAGTTTGGCCTCGGCCCGGTGCGCCGGATAACTGAGATTGCTCCTCAACTGCTTTCTAAAAGACAACCCGTTCTCTGTCCATTCATCACCACCATTGAGGAGCAATCTCTAATGGCACTTAACACTTGGCAGACTTCTGCCGACCCGTCGCGTCTTGGCCTAAATGCGGCCAACACCAGCTTGGGTACTAACGAACTGTTCCTGAAGCAGTTCGCCGGTGAGGTTCTCACCACGTTCGAGGAATCGAACGTGATGATGCCTCTGCACATGGTTCGCACTATTTCGAGCGGCAAGTCCGCTACTTTCCCGGTTACTGGTGTCGCTGTTGCGAAGTACCACACTCCGGGCGAGTCGCTGCTTGCTGAAAGCGGTACGGCTTACCCCGCCACCTACCCCGGCGCTCAAACGCTGAGCTCGAAGTACCTGTCGAAGTTCAATCACTCCGAGCGCCTCATCTCGATTGACGACATGCTCGTCAGCGCGGCGTTCGTTGCGAACATCGATGAGGCGAAGAACCACTACGACGTTCGTAGCATCTACACCACCGAAATCGGCCGTCAGCTTGCTTACGTTGCGGACAAGAACCTGATCCGCACCGTTCTTGCAGGCGCCACGAAGACGACCGACCGCTTCGGTGTTGCCTCTACGGTTTCGACTCAGTACCTTGGTGGTACGGTCGAATACAACGACGAAGCGACCGGGACTGCTCTCGGCGATGCTCTCGTGACT